TCAACCTACAGACTGTGTGAAGCGACAGCGCGGATATTGGCTACAACCCCAAAACCGCTGGCCAGCCTGTTTGCCAGTTTTACCGGTACGAACCACTAGGGCAGAGCCGCACTTCGGGCAGAGTCGTTCTGCTGTTATATCGGCACGTTGCTGCAAATGACGCACATGTGCCGCATTGGTCGCCATGCTGGGTTTGAGACGACCGGACTGGATGGCGCCCACCGCTGCCTCAACCTGTTGCACGCTCAAGATGACCTCACGAAAAGACTTGATGTACCGCACATAACCGCCGGCGTAAGTCACATTTGGCGGCATGTCTGTTTTAAACGTACTCCCCCCAACAAACACGATCACTGATTTGAACTTTTCAGCGGGCAGATTTAATGCCGCCTCCAGCGCTTTGACATGCTTATAGTTTTGCAGCAATGGATTTTGAAACTGATTGGAATGGCGATAGAGTTTCTGCGTCCAACTTGCCTGCTCTGGCTTGCCAAAAATCCACCCGCTATAGTTTTTGGTTTCCACGACAAAAATGCCGTACTGGGAAACAAAAATATGATCAATCTGGGTCGTACCATCCAGAGTTGGGAGCGTAACATTGTGAATCGCCTGATAGCTTTCGCGATCTAGTAGCCATCGAGCAGACCAACGCACCATCTGTTCCCCCATCCAGCCCTTGAATGTCGCCGAACGAAAGAAGCCCGCCACAATTGCGAATGGCACCAACCACAGCAAAGTTGTGCTCAGCTGCTGTATTAAAGGATTCATCCTGTTCTCCCATCAATATTGTGTAAGCAATATATCAGCTCAGGGAGTGGCTCGCAGGCGAGCTAATTATCGCGTCGCTTTTGCGCCGCAAAACTCGCTGCACGCTAGCGTCGCAGCTCAAAAGGCGATCCGTGCTCACACCAGCAGGGGTATATGCACCAAACCAAAGTACAGCAATACCTTCAGCACAATACTGCCGCCAGTATTTACCGCGCTGGTGAAGCTGGGGCGGGTTCTCCCCTTCAGCGCCGCCGAGCGAGGAACAAGCGGGGCGGTGTTTCGGCGAGCACTGTTCGAAGGCCGCAGGCCAAGTTGCGCAGCCGCCAATCCAAGTTGAATGCGATCTTGCAGGTGATGCTTAGCCTGCTGGCGCAGGCGGTG